CTATCAAAGCATATATAAGCCCTGTCGCAAGAATGGACGCAAATGGAAACGAAGTAAAAGCTGGAAGAATAGGCCAATATTCAATGTCACAAGCGATGAATTATAAGCTTGACAATGGAAAGACATTGAATGCCAACGAATTATTTATTGATAATCAGATCCAACGCGCTATGCATCCGTTATCTAAAGATACAACGCTACATAGATATTCCCATGATGATGTTCTCAAACAATTGGGAATAAAAAACTATGAGAAATTAACGGAAAGTCAACTAAAGAGCCAATTAATAGGCGCCCAATGGACGTCAACAAGTTATTATTCAACGAGTTATAACGCCAGTAAGTCACCGTTCAACTATAAAACTGGCGGAGTAAACGCCCAAGGTAGAGAAGTAACGTGGGAAATAAAGGCAAAAGGAAGCACAAAAGTAGTGTTCGGAGCGAAAGCGCAAACAGAAATAGTTCTAAATAAGGGAACAAACTACAAAATAGTAGATATAAAATACGATAAAGACTCAAGTGGAAACCAAACATACGCAAGTCCACAGGGATCTAGCAAAAGAAAAAGAATAGTTATAAAGGTGGAGGCTTACTAAATGAATAAAAAACAAGAAAAATACGATCCAAGCAACTACACTGGAATGAAAAATATCAGAAAACCAAAGAAAAAGGCAAAAAATGGCAAAAAGTAGTATCGGAGGAAGAAGAATGGGAGGAATTGCGATACAACCTACACAGGCTGCAGCGCAACCACAACCACAACCAATACAAACGCCCCCAGTAAACACTAACGTAACAGGTTTGTCGACAGGCTTTCAAGATTTCATTAAAAAGTCTGATCAAGAACAGGCGCAAATCATTAATTCATTAAACATGAATATGATCCCGTCAATGTTTGACAAGACAGGAATACAAGCGTTGGGGTTTGCGTTGGGAGGAATCGGAACTCCGCAAGTAGTTGATGATTCAACGCTAGATGGAATGAACGGTCGAGAGTTATTTAGAACCATAAACGGTTACAAAAATACAGCGCTTGGCACAAAATACACATCTAGTGAGATAGCTAGCCAAATATTATATTCCGATTATGCAGTATATAACGGAACTGGAGGCCAAAGTTTTGGTAAAGGTTTATACCACGCCGATTCGTTCAGAGGGTCAGTTGGATACGGCGGAGTAACAGACGCAACAACAATTCGTGGTAAATTAATTGGTAAAGTGATAAGTGATACTACATTGACCAGCAAATTCAGAAACGATACAAGCGCAATGGCGAGCGCAATAAAGAGCAAATTCGGACGAGGAGACGATGGAGAGGCTTTATATGCCCTAGCTAAAGGATATACAGCGGTATCACACGGCAGTTATTACACGGTTGTGAACAGAGCAGGAATGGTATATTCTAGTAGAATAAAAGATGTATCTTCCAGAAATCATAGATCATCGTGGTAATCGGCTACATATAAAAACTATGGAGAAAAATATGACAGATAAAGAAATACTAAAAATGAGAAAAAAGGCTAACGAAAGCCAAAAAAGAATAACACCCGCAATAAGAAAACACATAATGTCAACAGGAACAGGATGCGGAAAGAAGAAAAAGGCCAGTAAATAGGCCTTTTTATAATAGTAAGGAGAAAAGACCGTGCGAAAATTTAAGAACGTAAAACTAGGCTTATTGAAGCCATATGAAAAGAACTCGAGGATCCACACACCCAAACAAATAAAGAAAATATGCGAATCAATCGAGGAATTTGGGTTTATTAATCCACTACTTATAGACGAAAATATGACGATTATAGCAGGACACGGGAGATATGATGCCGCAAAAGAAATAGGAATGGCTGAGGTTCCGTGCATTTTTGTCGAAGATTTAACAGAAGCACAGAAAAAAGCATACATAATAGCTGATAATAAACTAACCGAAGACGGAGGCTGGGACAAAGAAATCCTAAAAGAAGAGTTGTTCGCTTTAAACGAGCTAGGATTTAATGTTGAAACTACAGGTTTTGAAATAGAAGATTTTATGAACAGCGAAGAAGACTTCAAAGATGACTTGTTCGATGCTGATAAGGTGCTTAGTCAAATGAAGAAAACTACATCCAAACTTGGAGACGTTTGGCAATTAGGCGATCATAGACTAATGTGTGGAGATTCGACCAGTCAAAAGGACGTAGATACGCTCATTCAAGGAGAAATGATGGACTGTTGTATAACAGATCCACCGTATAACGTTAATTATGGCGAAAAGGCGGAAATGCTCGACAATTACCAAAAAGGGCACCGAAACACAGATAGTATATTAAACGATAATATGGACGACCAGAACTTCGGTCGTTTTTTGTTTGATTTTTATACGCAAATGCTCGGTGTACTAAAGGCGGGGGGGGCATATTACATATTTCACGCTGAAACGGAGGGTTTTAATTTTAGAGAAGCACTAAAAAGAGCTGGAAGTGATTATAGACAAACGCTAATATGGGCTAAAAACACGCTTGTTATAGGACGACAGGACTATCAATGGAAACATGAACCAATATTATACGGATGGAAAGACGGTGCAGGGCATTATTTTACAAACGATCGCACCGAAACAACCGTAATTGAGGACGATGCCATAGATAAAATGGATAAAAAAGGACTATTGAAAGTACTAAAAGAATATATAAACAATATCAACGCTACAATTATCTATGAAAATAAGCCTGTCAGAAATGATATGCACCCAACAATGAAACCCGTGAAATTAATCGAAAGATTAGTAAGAAACAGCACTAAAAAGGGCGAAAACGTAATAGATTTCTTTAATGGGAGCGGTTCAACACTAATGGCGTGCGAATTTATGGGAAGAAAATACTTCGGAATGGAATTAGATCCTAAATATGTCGATGCAACCATTAAAAGATGGGAAGAATACACAGGAAGAAAAGCAGAGCTAATTAGAAAAGAGGCAAAAAATGATAGAAAAGGTTAATCCAAGTCACCCAGACAAAATAGCTGATAGAATCGCTGGAGCGGTTGTTGATTTAGCATACACAAAAAACAATAACCCAAAAGCAGCAGTTGAAGTATTAATTGGGCACGGTGTGTGTCACGTTATCGTAGAAACAAGCGAAGACATCACAAACAGTGAAATAGAAACGATAGTAAAGAGAATATGTGGCGATTTAAAAGTAGACGCACAAATAGTCAAACAGGACGAAAAACTAGCAAATAACCAACAAAATGGCGTCAAATGTGGTGATAACGGAATATTTAGAGGCGTTCCTTTAACGGAAGAACAGATAAAGTTATCAAAAATCGCCAAAGAAATATACGATAAATGGAATTATGACGGAAAATACATACTAGACAACGAAAAATTGATCATTTGTCAAAGCAATGCCAAGAACGATGAACTAAAAACATTGTATCCAAACGCAATTATTAACCCAATTGGCGAATGGACTGGCGGAACTAACGTAGATAGTGGTGCAACTAACAGGAAACTAGGAAGCGATATGGCAGATAGTGTAACTGGTGGTGGGCTACATGGTAAGGATCTATCTAAAGCTGACGTCAGCGTAAACATCTATATGTTCTTAAAAGCACAAAAAACAGGGAAAGTAGAAGAATGCTGCTGTGCAATTGGAGACACCGAAATAGATGGCAAACCATACAGTGAAATCGTAGAATTCGCAAGAAAATACATCGAAATGGTCGGTGGATTCGAAAAGTTTGCTGAATGGGGGCTATATTAATGGCTAAAGACACACGTGGAGGCAAAAGAGTAACACTAACGGGATCATTGGCAAACCCAACAGCAAGCAAAAAGCCTGGAATATTACAAAGAGAGCATAAATTTATCGAAAGCATAGCAAAATCAATGGCAATCGGTGGAGAAAAGAATAATTGGACACCTGGAGACGTAGAGGGTGTTGTTCAAGCATATGCAATGGGCAAAAGAATAAGCCTACATCAAGAAGACCAACTAATAGACGAAATATACAGAAGAACGGAAGAAATAGTAAAAGCAAAAAGAAAAGGAAAATAACTGCTCCACTCTAAAGAGCGTCCAGACAAGAGCAGTAGGCTTTCATAGGGATTCCTTCTTAACCGCAGGAGAATTCTTCTCCTGTGGCGAGGAGTAAAGGTCACGGTCTACTTTATTCCTCACCAGAAGAGAAGAATAGAAAGGAGAAAGGGCAATGGCTAACGAGCAAAACCTGGTGCCGTTTACAAGCGACCAAAACCGAGAAGAAGCCGCGAAGAACGGTCACAAAGGTGGTATAGCGAGCGGACAAGCTAGAAGAGAGCGAAAGTCATACAGAGAGAACGTTGAGTTAATCCTGAAGCAAAAGGCAAATGACAACGCAATAGCACAAATACACGCAGCATTGCCTGACATTCCAATAGAGGAAATAGACAACGCACTAGTAGGTGCGGTCAGTGATTTCAATAGATGGATAAAAGGAGACGCAAGAGCTGGAGACAGAATAAACGCGTCAGAAAACCCGCTAATCAAAATAAAAGAGCGAGAGCTCGCATTGAAAGAAGCACAGTGGGAAACCGAAAAGAAACAACTAGAAACAGCGCTAGACACGGTGGAAGAGTACAAAGGAATACCAGTACTAGCAATTGCACCGTGTTACGCCCAAATGCAACATGAACTTGTAAAAGGGAACATCACTGAGTATTTGTTATACGGAGGAAGAGGGTCGACAAAGTCGTCGTGCATTAGTTTGGATTTAATCGACGACATTGAAAGAAACGAAGATCATAATGCGCTGGTAGTAAGAAAGGTCGGAAACACAATAGCCGATTCGGTTTATAACCAAGTCGTGTGGGCGATAGATACCCTAGGACTAAACAACCAGTACAAATGCAAAAGAAGCCCTGCCGAAATTACAAAGATATCAACAGGGCAAAAGATATTCTTCAGAGGAGCGGATGATCCGATTAAATTAAAGTCAATCAAACCTACA